CATGGAATCATCAACCAAATCATCAACCCAATTATAAACTTTTTCATGTAATTAGAATATGCTTAAAGGCCAAAATACAAAACTATATCCCCAGAGTGTCATTGGTTCGTCAATATCCGCTTCCCTAAAACTTGCCTTTATATACCTACCAGACACATTTAATGGAATCCTCGATAACGAAGAGGAAGTCCCACCCCAAGTATCTGTTCCCCAAATTGCAGTACCCCACAATGAACCGTCTGCCTGTAAGTCTACGGTTGAAGTCGTCAGCGTATCAGAAAAATCAGTAGCATAGGTTACCGTAATATCAGAATTGGTTGTCGTAGTGGTCCAAAGGAATAATTCACCAAAGTTCTTGCGTTGTGGCGCAACCCCCATATCGTACCATTTCGTTGTATAATATGCGTCTATGTCACCAATGGAATAGACGCTGTTCCCTGTAGCCGTAACAGTTGATTCCACAACTATAATACCACTAGCAGAAGTATGGTCTCCCCAGAAAGGCTGTGCAATAATATATTCAGTCCCACTCCCCGTACCACTTGTTATCCTTACCGTTGCTCCTGTAACATTAGAAAAATCAGCACTAGTATCGTAAAGAACAATCAATCCACTAGCCGTTTCTGAATCAGCAATGTCCTGTCCGCAAACAACTATTCCGCTTGGAAACTTTGTAAATGACCCCGTAATACCATCAATATCACTGTCTAAGTCCTCATCCTGCATTTGATACATAAATGATTTATGATTGCCAAAATATATCTGTGGAATAGTATTAGCATCATTCGCCACACCTAAAGCATTTGCATCTATTTGTATATGTTCAGACCATTCTCCAATACCATAATGAAAATCTAGTAATAAATTATTATTAGTTGCTGTTCCCGTAGTGCAGGCAAGGTAATAATGTGAATTAGACTGGTCATCTAAACTTACCGCATATAGAAGTCTGGAAGCATTTAAATCATCCATTTCTTCACTTATCAATGTAGATATTTCCTGTACCTTTACACCATCAAGATAATTAATAGTCTTATCCCTGCTTAAAAATATAAGTCCTTCACTATTGCCAATCTGGATATTTTGCACTCCTCCCTTGGCAATACATCCAATCCCCTCACTAACTTTTGTTACAACTATTAATTCATTCCCACCAACCAAAGATACCTTGTAAATACTGTCCGTAAGGAATATATATAGATTGTCATAGAGGATACCCAACGCTTCAATCTGTTGCCCGCCTAAGGTTGCAATATCCACATAATCATCATCTGACCAAGTTTCGGTAGTTCCGACATTAGACCAACGAATACGGGTTGATCGTTCTGTAGCATTTTCTACTGTATTGCCGAATATAAGATAATTCTTCCACCAAATAACCGACTTGGCTTTAGTTAAAGTGTCTGTTAAATCGGATACGTCTAGTGCGGTTGTAACAGCCCCAGTACACTCAATAGGCACATCTTCATCGTTAGTCCCTATTGCAGTATCTAAAGCACTCGTCCAAACAAATTGGTAATTTTGACCTTCTGTTATTGTTACGCTGCCTGTTATATCTGTTTTGACCCCAGCCGTAGAAACAACAAAGATATTACTTCCACAGGTTGCTAATACATAACGTTTATCAGCAGATGTATAAAGTTCATAAATACTTGTTACTGCCTCAAAATCATCATCAGTGTGGTTGGTATCAAGCAAGCAATGGAGAGAATATCCATTTCTCTTATAGGCTGCTCCTGTAATATCGAGCATTATATTCTGAATATCAGCAGCCCTAAAATCTTTTACGAAAGGCGGTGAGCTCGTATCATCTAGCCCTAAGAAATGAGCAAGTCCTTCCTTAGGGAATATCTGTGCTTTTTCCTGTGCAAAACAGGTCGTGTAGAATAGTAATGTACACGCTAATAATACATATAATTTTTTCATCATATTAATATGAAAGTCCATACGATCCTAACCCCAAATCAGAATACGTCACGACCCCACTTCTTCCCAGACTATACATCTGCGAGCGTAGCACGGGTATATAGTCAGGAATTTGAATATCAGCTTTTACCATACTCCGAACCCCAGCTGCATATGAGCCTTGTGTTGAATTGTATAAACTCTCTTTACCCTGATATTGATATACCTTAGCCATAGTTCCAAGCCTTACAACCCACATCCACTTTTCATCCAAATCGCTTGTATCCGCATCATTGGCCAGCATCTTTATCCTAGTGAAATATTCAAGATATATCGTGATAGAACTGCTTGGTATGGGATATAATCCCACAACCTTAAACCTAGGGCTTCTTTCTTCAGGTCCCAAAACAACCAAAGTAGCACCGGCAGAATTTTCTGTTACTGTAATAGAACCAGTGGTATCTCCAGATTTAGAAACCCTGATTGGTTTTCTTGCATCAAATGTAGTAGCACCAGAAACAGTTGAAGTCCCATTCAATGTATATTCTTCACTCACCTTTGTACCGTTAGTATCGTATCCCGATACCGTAACCGTAAAAGATGTACTATCGCTTGCTGAACTTGAAACAACATCTATAGTATCATCTTCAGCAAGAGACGTTGACAATCCCTCTATTGACCAAATTCTGTAACACTTAGGACTTCCCGTTGCGGTAGGGTCTGGAATAAACTCATAGAATATCTCATCTGGAACATATAACAATTTAGCAGGAGTGGTAGTCTGTCTGATAAGACCAATCTTATCAACATCCCGTGGTAAGCTATATTCTTCTATGGTTGCAGTAGTTGAAAAAGTATGCTTTCTTCTATTGAAACTCCATAGATGATTATAACCCCTTAAACCAATCTGTCCATAAGCCCAAGCAGGATCGTTAATCTCCTGCAAGGTTACATTAATCCAATCTTCAATGTTTGTATCTATTTGAGTCTCACGACAAGTCGTAGATACATCTTCACGAATTTCATAACGGGTTCTCAATGACATTTCTTTTACTCCTCATTATTGATTACTTGTAGAAATGAATGAATAACTTACCATACCCATGCTAGCCGGTAGCCATAAATGACAAGGATATGAAGTAAAACATAAAATAATAAAGCCGAAGAATATACTTGCTAACTGAATGTTTAAATCTGTTATATTAGACATAAGTCTTTTAAAATAATCTATTATTCCCCAAATAACAATCCCTAAACCTATCACACCTAATTCTATGGCTATTTGAAAATACTCAAAATGTGCATGATTCCAGATTGTTTCTGGTCCTCCACGACTTCCCAGATTCAATCTCCAGGCGTTGAGTATCCCCATTCCAAATCCAGTAACAGGTCTTTCTCTAAACTTCTCAAAGAGCATTTTCCATGCTTCTAAACGATAACTGGATTGAAAAAATACAGGTAATCGTTCTCTATATAAATATGCAATTAAAACGCAAAGACCTAATACAATCAAAAGTGATATGTGTTTCTTTTTAAAGAAAAGCCAGAAAGACAAAACACCAATACTTACAACAAGCCCTGTAGCTGAAACAGTAAGAAGAATAATAACCCACAGGAGAATAAGAGACGTAATACTGAACCAACCTTTCTTAAAAAATAGTGGACTGCATATTGCCAAGTATCCCGCAAGATGGTGCGTATTCCCAATTGTTCCGACGATTGTATCATTTCCAATTTGTCCTTTCGGCATTCCTAAACCAACATAAAACTGGTCTAAGTTAAAGTGTTGCAAAAGACAATAAAGAATAACAATAGAAACACTTATTGATATACCAAATAATATCCTTTCAACATCTTTCTTTGTTAGATAACTTGTTGCTAATTTATAAAATAACAGAAAACATAGAAAGTTAAAGAATGGAAAGAATATTATCGTTGCATATTGTTTATGGGTTATAAGTGTAATATACCAGTAGAATACTGTTATTATACCTGCCCATAAAGTAAATGCACCAAGTGGATAATTCTGTTTATTTATTTGTTTCGGATTTTCAAAGAACGACCAGCAGAATAACAATAACATTCCTGCCTGAAAAAACATTCCGTGTGCAAGCCAAATATTAAGTTTATTAAATATAAAATTACCAAATGGCAGACCACACAACAAAGCAAGAATTAAATATTTCATTCAACCTTTCTGATATGGGCTATCTTTTCAAAACAATCAGGGCATATCGTTCTACCCTTACTGTCTTTTTTAAACAAATAACACATTTTACCACACTTATCACACTTCATTGCGTGTGCACCCGAAGTATAATATTGAACCTGTGTGCCATGTACGCCTGGTGGGTAATAATATGTTGCTGCGCAACCTGTAAGTAAAAGAACGAGTATAAATAAAAATCTCATAAATCCTTTCTATAAAGGAAGGAGCGGATATTTCTACCCGCCCCATCCTTATTACTTAGTCATCTGATAGTGTTACATCAACATATACTATAGAATAACCTGAACCCAAACCACTAGATGAGGGTGAAGCATCAATTACGACACCCAAAGCTGCTGTATTAGCACCAGCACCGTCGGTTGTAACTGTTCCATCAGTATGTGATCCGCAAAGTTGATTTGCAGTTCCTGGTGTTGAATGTTCGAGAACATAGGCAGGTCCACGGATAATTATTTGTCCCACAGAACCATCTGCTAAGTCTCTTCCATAAATTAAAACACCAGCCGTCCAAATATCACTTGCACCATCAGCTGTTTGAACCCAAGGGCACATATCATCGTACCAATTGATAGTGGAATCTGAAGTTTCAAAATCCCATTCAACAATTATTCCAGATGATATAGCCGCACCCGAACCGTTGTAGACAGT